TAGCTGACTATTATCTTGGTAGAACAGTAGATGTAGATGGTTTTAGTTTTGATATCACGCAAGATGATATCGACATGGCAGAAATCTATGTTGATTATATAAATAAAAGAACTGAAGAACTTAACGGAAAATTACTTGTAGAAGAAAAAGTAAATGCTCCAGATATAAACGACAACCTCTGGGGAACTGCTGATGCAGTTATTCTTGGCGAGGGTAACAGAATGGTCGTTGGCGATTTAAAGTCTGGTGCATGGGCAGTAGATGTCGTGATGAACGAACAGCTTATGTGTTACTCACTTGGTTGCCTATCAAGATGGGGTAACGAAGATACAGTCATAGAAATGACAATCATACAACCAAACAAAAGAGCCTTTCATAAAGACGGGCAAATAAGAACTTGGGATATTCAAGCGGTCGATCTTGTCGACTGGGGTTTGAATATTTTGAAACCAGCTTGTGATGAAGCAATGGGCGAAGAGCCTAGCTTTAGTGCTGGAAATTGGTGCAAATTCTGTTCACATAAAGAAGTTTGCGAAACCTATAAATCCATGGAGGATAATGAAAATGGTAAATGAAAAAAAGAAAGAGCAACCTCTTTTAAGTTTCCAAGATAAAGACGGAAACACAAGAGAGATATTTGATAGAGACTTAACTGATGCAACTGCGCCCTTGGTAGAAGAAATCAGCAGAGACTTGGGTGCGGAAAATCAGCTAATGGAAGCATATCAGTTAGCAACTAAAACTGTACATCACATGGAGTCGGTAAGAAAGAATGTAGCTAACACTTTAGAGAAGTTAGAGAAAGAACTACCGCCTTACAAAAAGCCTGTAACTATAGAAGGTGTTACTAAGGAGATTAACTAATGTCTTTAGCAGCAATACAAAAGAAAGCAAAAGCGAAACCAAGTATTGTAATTATCTACGGCCCTTCTGGGTTAGGTAAGACAACACTGGCAGTAGGAAGTAAGAACCCTGTTGTTGTACAAACTGAAGAAGGTCTAGGAATCTTAACTAACAATAGAGACATTCCACATTTTCCTTTAGCAAAAGACTACGATACTTTTTATAGTTATCTAAAGTCCTTGGTTGATGCAGACGAACTTGAATACAACACTTTGGTTGTTGATAGTTTAGATTGGTTAGAGCCACTCATTCATGCAAAGACTTGTGAGACACATAAACAACCATCAATAGAATCTTTTGGTTATGGTCGTGGTTACAACGAGGCTCTGAAGTATTGGAGAGAGGTTCTTGATTTAGTTAATAGATTAAGAAACGAAAAGAAAATGCGTATTGTTATGATTGCTCATAACCAGATAAAAGCGTTTCACGATCCATCTACAGAAGCATACGATAGGCATGAACTGAAACTGCATAAAGCCGCAAGTGCCTTGGTACTAGAAGCAAGTGATATGTGCTTGTTCTTAAACTACAAAAAAGGAACTGTAAAAGTTCAAGGTAGTAAAGGACTAACAAGTAAGACTGTTCAATCTGGAAGGATATTAGTAACTACTGAATCCCCAGCTTGTGTAGCCAAAAATAGATATGGATTACCAGAACAAATTTCAGTCGTAGAAGAAGGCGATGACTTTATTGTTAGAGCTGAAAATACTTGGTCTGAAATTGGTAAATTGATAGCGAAGTAATGGCTACAGAACACGAAAAATTAATATTCTTTATGCGTAAAGCTAAAATATTAGTTGAAGACTGTATGGATAAAAACGGAGATGATGATCTTATTCTCCCGTTAGGTGCGAACAGAGTTCTATCAGAAATAGCTGAAGCACTAGAAGAAGAAATAGATAGAGCAGATGATTACGAGGAATATGATCCTGGGTAGTCAATTATTAATTGTTAAATTTTTACGGAGGTAACAACATGGATTTAACAGAATTTGGTTTGGATAAAATAGAAGCTGGAGAAAGCTCTGGCGGTGGAGATAGGGTAAAGCCTGGAAGATACAACTTTGAATACGCTGGATCAGAAATGATTGAGGGTAGGAATGGTTGGAAGGCTTTAAAGATTCACTTCGAAGTTGAAGGCGAGATTATAAAAGTTAGTCATGCTTTCACTATGGCTCATAATAATGACAAGCCTGTTGAGATAGGCAGAGAGTCATTAATGAAAATGCTCAATGCAATGGGAGTAGCATCAATGAAAAACACTGATGAACTTCTGGGCAAAAAAGTAGAAGGCGAACTAGTCGTTGGCGAGAAGGGTTATTTAGAAATAAAAGATGACTTTGGTAATGGTTGGAAAGCCTATGGCTCTACATCTACTACAGAAAATGCTGACCCTAAAGACGTATTACCAAAAGAAGATAAAGAGGAAATGTTCCCTAGCGATGTCGAAGACGAAGACGACTTACCTTTTTAGTAATGATGATCTTAAGTATCGGAGGCCGAGTCTATGTTCATACTGTCATGGACTTAGCTCTCCGTTACTTCATATCAGCAACGGCAAGATTAAAGGTGCTTGTTGCTATGAACATCTTAAACTTATTGGAGAAGGTAAAAAAATGGAGCATATTAAAAATTTCGCACAGATTAACGAGGAGCTGTTATCTGTTGCACTCACGGAAAGTAAATCAAAATACTTAGAAGTTTCCAAAAAGAATAAATCGTTTGTCCTGCATGAATGGACTAAAGAAGACAGGATTAGTTTTATAAGAAGGCTTGTGTCAAGTTATCTCAATAACTCCAAGGCACAGGCTGATGACTGACTTAACTAAATTTTATGGAGACAAGGGTATTGTTCTCGACCAGAACTATGCCTTTAGTAATACAAGTAAATCAAATGCTGATTTAATTAATGAGATGCGTTCTCATGGTTTGTTAGTTGATTTCTTAGATACAACAGGAAACCTAGTAAGAGTTCCTGTAAGTGCTGGTGTAAATCACAGGCCAGATAAAGGTGGAGAACGTAGCGGGTACTATGTTTATAACCAGTTAGATCAAAACTTTGTATGTGTTTATGGTAACTGGCGTACTAATTTAGAGAACAAGTTTACTTCTTATAATCCTAATGAGATGTCTGCGGAGCAAAAAAGGATATTACAATCCAAGCTCGAAGAGGCACAAAAGCGGAGAGAAGAGGCTAAGAAAATACAGCACCAACAGGTTGCCGTATATGTCAAAGAAAAGTTTGCTAGTGCGAATGAAGTTATAGAGCATAAGTATCTCACGGATAAAGGTATTAAAAATTATGGTTTAAAAACGATTAATGGAAACCTATTAATCGGGGTGCATCATATCATAAGAAATAATGATAATGGGTTATTAGTTTCAGAAATAAGGTCTTTGCAATACATCATGCCAGACGGCAGTAAAAAGTTTGCAGGAGGCGGAGAAGTTAAGGGTAATGTATTCTTAATTGGTTGTAAGGCAGATGAACTACCTAGTTTAGAAACGATTATTTTATGTGAAGGATATGCCACAGGAAGCTCTATATACGAAGCTACGGGTCTACCTGTCGCGGTTGTATTCTCTGCAAATTTCTGTTTAACAGCGTGTAACAGGTTGCGTTCTATAACGGGTGCAAAGTTTATAATTGCACTTGATAATGATACGTCTGGAATAGGCGAGAAATGCGCGAATGAAGTTGTTAGCAGTATTAGTAATGCAGTTTCCAGATTGCCTTCTATTATTGGAGACTTCAACGACCTGTATTTAGAGAAGGGTTTAGATCAGGTTAAGTTAGAGTTAGTAGAGTCGAAGTTTAATATCAGACAATATGCAATTCGTAACTTAGTTGAAAGTCCAAAACCAATAGAGTGGTTAGTTGATAGTTTCATTCCTTTTGGCAAACCTGGAATCATTGCTGCAGTTGGTGGCGTTGGTAAATCATTATCAATGATTCAGTTGGCTCTGGGCATTGCGACTGGTGGTAACTGGTGGGGTAAAACCATACAACAAAAAGGGTCAACTGTAATATTTGCGGCTGAAGATGATTTGTCTGAAGTACATAGAAGGATTGATGCACTTGACCCACTGGGACTTAGGTTTCAATCCGAGTATGACGTTTATGTATTTCCGATTCCAGAACAAAAAGAACCAATGATTTTATTGAGAGAAGAGGGAGTAACAGCACAAGCAACAGAGTTGGTAGAAGAATTAAAAGGTATTCCAAATTTAAAACTGGTTGTATTCGACCCATTACAGGCATTTACGACTGGTAATATCAGTTCAAGTAATGAAGTAGGCCAGTTATGGGGTTCTTATTGTGCAAACATATCAGCCAGATTAGGTGTTACGACTCTTACAGTTCATCACTTGGCAAAATCGGCTCTTACTAATGATTCAGATGATGCACTTTCGCATAGAGCTGAAATTCGTGGTGCATCAAGTATCACTGATTCAGTTCGTTTTGCGATAGCTATGTGGTTAGCTGATAACGATACGTGCGAAAAGATATGCATGGAGCAAGGCATAAAGGTAGACAGAATGGCAGTCGTTAAAGCCAGTCTGGTTAAAAGTAACTCTGGAAATGTAGACTATGAAACCAAGACTTTGGTTAGGCGTGGTGCAGTTCTGGAAATATTAGAAAATAAAACGTCCTTCGATTGGGACTAGGGAGAAAATTAAATGAACGGGAAGGGAAGCGACCAGAGACCAAGACAAGTAGATAAGAAAATATTTGAAGATAATTGGGATAGGATATTTGGTAAGAAAAAGACCAAAAAAGAGACTGAAAAGAAGGATAAAAAGAAAAAGCAATCGGATACACGGGTAGCCGATTATCGTATATAGGGGTAGCCGATTATCGGCTATACGGGTAGCCATATATCCAAGACTAGACTAATAGAGAGAGTGAGCCTTACGGCTCATCTCTCAGGGAAAAAGAATCAGTAGGAATTGTATTAATTAAGGTGGAATAAAAGAAGCATGAAAGAGCAGAAATGGTGGTTAGTTATCGAGGCGATTGAGAGTCCAGAGGAAAGTGGATTGATACCTTACGGTTTAGCTATGAAGTATAAGAACTATTCGAAGCTGAAGAAGGTAGTCTGGAAGTGGTATAAGAAACACCTGGGAAGGACGGATATAAAGGGTAGGGAAAAGCTAGTCTTGTATGCGCTCTGCGAGAGGTATTCGGCTCAAGATTATTCTAGCCATGATGCGGTTAGCTACTTGGCGTTAATGATTGGCATGAACAGGCATACGGTTAGTAAGGGTATTCAGAATCTTATGGATCAGAATATTATTTGGTGTGCTATTGATAAAGAGAAGAAGGTGTTGCGAAGCCTGAAAGCAGGAGTGCAACATAAACATTTCTTGTTTGTTGGTTTGGGCGTGATGCTAGAAAGGGAAAGCCAAGACGAGTAGTTATATACTTTAGGGGGTTTTTGATTACCCGTCCTGACTTCCGTGATTGGTTAATTATACCTATCTTTTTGATAAGTTTCCTTAATTTGGTTTTTAGTTACCCGTCTTACTTGTTTGGTTTCCTCGTCAAGAAAAGCAACTCTTTTAAGTTTGTTTTCTTTGTAGTCTCCTCGGACGTATCCAAAGATTGTTGTTCCGTGTATTTGTACTCTAATCATAATAACCCTTTTTAATTTGAAAAAATTTGTATATGAAATCCATTAGAGGATAGTTCTTTTCACATTCAGCCCATGCGGTTATCTCATCGGCGAAGTGTAAAAGCGTTTCTTTGCTTTCGGATTCATAGCGTTTGATTCTAGCCTTAAAGTTCTTGTTGTCGTCTGCTTCCAGATGTTGCTTTGCTAATTCCTCCGCTTGTTCATATATGTATTTATTGGTTTCCAGAATGAACGCGGTTGCCTGTTCTAATTGGATTGAATCAATCTTCATATTGCACCGCCATTCATTAGGTAAAGTATCCAAACACAGGTTAATAATCCTATGATTGATATTCTCATCATTAGATCGTGTTTCATTCTTGCACCTCCTCTTTTACGTGCTTAATTAATTCATGGTAATAGAAGTTATCGTTTTCTATTTCTTGTATTATTGCTCTGCCTACTTCTTCCCGCGTTGGTGGTTGATGACCAACAAAAGAATTGAACTCGATTGGCTGTAATTGTATTACTACCTTTTCTGGTTCTTCTTGTGGCATGGTTTTAATATCACGTTCTATTTCTATTAGTTCTCTTATTCTATCTGCATCTTTATTAGACATTTTTTTGCCTCCTAGCTTTCGCCTTCTTGTTGGTGTTATCTCTCACCATTTGTATATCGGGTTGTATGTCTTCTAGTATTAGCTTTCTAACTTCGCTAACTGTAAGACCGTTTAATTGCTTGGTTACTATTTGAATATCACTTAGTTTAGGTATCCACGTTTGGTGATACTGTTTGTCCTGGCAGTCTAAGTTATAGCACCAATCAATGATTAGGCCGTTGATGTTTATTGAAAATATCATTTTTCTTTGTCCTTAATGATTAGAGCGACACCATAAAGGCAAAAAGCCATTAATATTAGTATTAGTATTAGTTGCCAGTCCATTAGTCTTGCTCCTGTAATTTATAAAAGCCTAAAGACTTTGTGCAGTCCGTTTGTCCGTTCTCATCAACAGGGTATAAAGATAAAAATTTTTCCCCTGTTTGGTCATCAGTCCAAAGGTTTATATCTATTGTTTTATTTGGGTGTATGCCTTCAACGTCTTTGTATTCGCTTTCAGCGTTAAAAGTTCCCCATGAATCATTTGGATATATACTCATTATTTCCCCCTTGTTGGTTTACCATTTGGAAAGGTTAAAGCCTCGCTAAACGCTTTCCAATGCTTAGGTGTCATTATTTGCTCTACCTTGTGAATAGGCGTGTTATCTTTTAGGCCGTACTTCTTGCGAAGCTGTCCTATGATGCTTTTGTATCTCGATCGAGTTTTGTTGCTCATTGGTTCACCGCCTTTGTTGTGTTGTCGTATTCTTGTTCTGTTAGATAAGAATATGATTGTAAAAATTCCTTCTTGGTTAATATTCTAAAGTCGTGCATCTTTTCTATATCGTTTAAGAAGTTAGCTTTTTTGGTTATTGCTTCTATTAAATCATCTTGTAATTTATACGTCTTTTGAAGCTCCTCTGTTAGCATATATATGAGTTCTCTCGCTGTTGAAGTGTCGCTGTAGTCGTATTCTTTTATTTTGTTTAAATCTATTTTCATTTATGCCACCTCTTTAATTTCTTCTTCTAATAATAAAATCATGTAGGCCATGAAGTTCCAGTAGTTCTCACATATCCTGTCTTCTTGTACGCTTGATAAGTTATATTCAACTGAACCCATATTTTTTGCTAGTTCTATAATATCGCAATATGAATAAGGAATATGAATAGCTATACCGCTTAACCATTCCGCAAGAACATTTTGTTTGGTGTCGTTTCTAGTTCTTCCAACTTTCCAACCATATTCTGAATTAAATCTATCAAATAGATATTTAATCTTTTCTTCTCTTGATAAGTTTTTATCAATCAAATCATCTTCATTATCTAAACAAGCAAGAATATAGTTTTTATAATTCTCTTGATATTTTGTATAATGTAGTTTTGTCATGTTTACCTCCTAAAGTATTTACGTTTGACTCCCCTATGATACCTAAATGTACTTATATATCAAGTAGTTAGATAAAAAAACTTAGTGTTTTTATGAGGAATGCTGTAATATAAGGGTTTACGGAGCATAAAAAAATATCAGTTATGGAGCAAAAAACACCAAAAAAAGACAATAAATCTCTTAAAAAGGGCGGAAGGAAGAAGATTGTTTTAGACTTAGAGCAAGTGGAGAACTTAGCTTCTCGTGGTTTAGGTACTACACAAATTGCCCGTGCTATGGGCGTTTCATGGAATACTATTGATAGGAATAGAAAGCGTTCTGTAGATTTTGAAGACGCTATAAAAAGGGGGAAGGCAAAGGGACTAGCACAGGTTACAAACTCTTTGTTCACTTCTGCCACTGATGGCAATGTTACCGCACAGATATTCTACTTAAAGAACCAAGATGCGAAGACATGGAAAGATCGTGTTGAAAATGTCCACGCTACTATTAATTTGAATGATGTTTTATCTGGTGCAAAAGACAGACTTGGCGACTCTATGGCGACTATTAATAAACCTAAAGTTATAAACGCTGTTAAATCAACGTCTACAGCTTCGGAACAACTGGTAAATAACCAAGACGATATAAAAAAGAATGATAATTAGGGCGGATAGTTCGCTATCTTGTAAGGGTTGCCCACAATCTGAAAAATCACATGCTCCGATTTAAAACGATTGCCCCCCCCCTTACATTTTTCGCACGGGGTATATTACGTGTAACTGTTGCGCTAATTTTTTTTAATTTTTTTGAGTAGAATATGAAAGAGGTAATAACTGGAATGATAGAAATACTAACCATAGCTGGACTTGGTAATTTTTTATTATTTATAATTTTGGTAAATATATGAAATACGGAGCTGAAGCTGAACAACAACTAATGACCGAAGTTTGGTCGCCTCAAGTTGCGGACGATCCATATAACTTTGTTATGTTTATCTTCCCCTGGGGACAGAAGGACACCCCCCTCGAAGATTTTACAGGCCCAAGAGAGTGGCAAAAAAATGTTTTAAAAAAATTATCAATAAGCATACAAAGAAATAAAGGTGAAATTAATCCAGAGATGTTTAGACTTGCTGTAGCATCTGGACGTGGAATAGGAAAGTCTGCTTTAGTTTCATGGTTAATCCTATGGATGCTATCAACCAGACTTGGATCAACCACCATTGTAACTGCTAACACCGAACAACAGCTACGTTCAAGAACATGGGCGGAGTTAGGTAAGTGGCTAACACTTTCTATAAACAGCCATTGGTTTACTAAAACTGCTACAACCATAAAACCAGATGGTTGGTTTGAAGAAGCACTCAAAAGAGACTTAAAAATAGATACAGGTTACTACTACGCCCAGGCGCAACTATGGAGCGAAGAGAACCCAGACGCTTTCGCTGGTATTCACTCCTCCTACGGAGTTTGCTTAATCATGGACGAGGCATCAGGTATACCCGCACCCATCTACTCCGTCTCCGAAGGTTTCTTTACAGAGCCTACAGAAAATCGTTTCTGGTTTACTTTTTCTAACCCTAGAAGAAACACAGGGCCTTTCTACGAGAGTTTTACATCCAAGCGTAAGTTCTGGAACTTAGAACAAATAGACTCACGCACAGTAGAAGGTACTGACCAAAAACTATTCCAGACCATGCTCGAACAATACGGTGAAGATTCTACCGTAGCTAGAGTAGAAGTTAGAGGCGAGTTCCCTAACGCTGATGATGATTCAGTCATACCAATGGAACTGGCAAGAAATGCTGTCGACAGGGACGTAGCACTAACAACCAAAGCACCTATTGTTTGGGGATTAGACGTTGCGAGGTTTGGCGGAGACAACTCTGCGCTATGTGTCAGACAAGGTAATACTGTTCTTGAAATTAAGACTTTTAAATCGATGGATTTAATGCAATTATGCGGTGCAGTTAAAAACTTATATGACGACAGTACAGTTGTAGAACAACCACAAGAAATACTTATAGACGTAATTGGTCTTGGTAGTGGTGTTGTAGATAGACTAGCTGAACAAAATTTACCAGTAAGAGGAGTCAATGTTTCTGAATCACCATCTACTAGGAAAAACTATTTAAACTTACGAGCTGAATTATGGTTTGCAATAAAAGATTGGTTGGCGCTGCGTAATTGCCGTCTTCCTAATGATGATGAGCTTGTATCGGAATTGGCAGCGCCTAGTTATAAATATACATCAACTGGAAAAATAAAAATAGAGTCTAAGGACGAAATGAAAAAAAGAGGTATTAAGTCTCCAGATAAGGCTGACGCACTTGCATTAACCATGGCAAGTTCCGCTGCAAGTTTTAGTGGTGGCGAGAACTTTTTAGGGTATAATTTCAAGAAACCCTTGACATCAAGAATAATCAGAGTGGGATAAATTTATGGAATACGACAAAGATCAAGAAATCGAAGAGTTACAAGTAGAAGAGTCTTTTAATGAGGAAGAACTACAAGGCGTACTTAAGTCCGAAATGGATGACGCTAAAGACTTTATCGACCAGATAGACCAGGACAGAGCTGATGCTACTGACTACTATCTTGGAAACGCTCCAACATCACAAAGCTCTATGCAATCAGAGTTTGTATCAACAGACGTTAGAGACAGCGTGTTATTCATGCTGCCTTCCATCATGCGTACATTTTTTGGTACTACTAAGATAGTAGAGTTTATACCTCATGGCCCAGAAGACATACAACTAGCCAAACAACAAACAGATTACATTAACTATGTCATCCAGCAAAAAAACCCAGGCTTCAAAGTTTTATATGATGCGTTTAAAGATGCGCTTATTAGAAAAACTGGTTTTGTAAAAGCCTACTGGGATGACAGCATTACCGCATCAACTCACGAATATACAGACATTTCTCCAGAAGCCTATCAAGCTCTAACACTTGACCCTAACGTAGAAGTCATTGAAGAAAAAATTGAAATGCAAAGCATGACATTTATGAATCCTGAAAATGGCGAAGAGATGACACAAGAAACTCCAGTTAGTTACGATGTCAAAATTAGAAGAATTAAGCCTAAAGACCAAGTGGTAATCGAAGCAGTACCAACAGAAGAAGTATTAATTTCAAGACACGCTAGAGACTTAAATACTTCTCCATACGTTGCACACAGAATGGTTAAGACTGTAAGTGACTTAGTTGCTATGGGTTATGACAAAGAACAAATGGAAGAGTTCGCTGGTTCTGGTAGTGCGGTTGATGAAGATTCATACGACCTAGAACAAGCAAGAAACCCATACGCAGATTTTACTGGTGTTGATAGAGCAGACAACAATAGTAAAAATGTTCTTTATATAGAGCATTATGTTTTTTATGATTTAGATGGTGATGGTATAGATGAAAGGATTAGAGTATGCACTGTAGGGAATGGATTAAATATTGTTAATTCAACACCCTGGGATGATTTACCTATTACACTCTTCTGTC